CTTAACTACCTTATGAAATCAGGTGAAGCTGAGAAGATTATGGCTGATATCTATAATCAGTTAGGATTTAATAATGTGTGACGGTTTGCGTGTTGCTTTCCATTGTTTGTTCCGATCACACTAGGTACCCGTTTTAATAACGGGTACTTCCTTTTTAACTAAGGTTGGCACCAGTAAAACTAGTTTGTATCTTTAGACCTGACCGGTTAACCAGTTAAACAAGTAAGTAAACTGGTAACTGGTAATACTAATAGTAAATAAACAAGTTATGAGCTGGACAAAGGAAGAATGGTTATTATACCTCCCCTTATTACAGGAATTATTTAAAGGTGTAAATATGCTGGATACTATGCTTAATGGTATTAACCAGTATAATACACTACCTACTGAAAACCAGAAAAACAAGTTACGAGAATTACTGGTTAAATATCCAGATAGGTTAGAACGAGTTATGGAACTAGTCCATAATAAACAAGGAAAAAATGATTTACTTTCTACTGAGTTAAGGAGGAAATTTAAAGAATCTTCATTACCTTTACCAGAGAAAAATAAGTACACCTTAAAAGTAAAAATGTCTAAGGCAGACAAGTTTGACCAAATCTTTAAAGACCTGTAAAATGGCTTACAATCAAGACCCCAACGTCCAGAAATCTATCATTCGTCAATCAATGCTTAAAGCAGCAGTTGACTATTCTCAGGGCTGTAACTACAGCATTACTGAAATCATTGGTATTAGTTTAGCATTTGCTGAGTTCGCTGAACACGGCACTTGGGAAATTGCTAAAGAGGTGGAGAAAAAGCTTCAAAAGCGGGATTTGTAAATGTGGTTATGTGAATCCCGTTTCGTACATTTACCCCATAATTAAAATAATGGTTATGACGTTTGAAGAATTTAAGTTGAAAGCAGAGGTAACACTTATTGAATGTGCACCTGATTACTACCAGGAGTTCGTTGATAGTGAGACGTTTGATGACATCGCCCAGTTATTCTTTGATTTAGACATTTGGGACGAAGACGATATTGAGGAATATAGCTTAATGCTTGAAGAATAATGGATTGTTCAACACTTGAATTATTTACTGATTGTGAAGCAGTTTTTGCTACTACATCATTTTATTTAGATGATGTAGAAAAAGTTGAATTAGCTAATTTAGTAGGTATTTACAATTTACAATCACTAACAACCATTTATGATGAAATAGATTTATCACTATATAGAGATAAAGTTATTATAATGTTTGAATGGTATAAACTATTAAAAGATCGTAATCCAATATCCTAAGTAACCCTTTCTCACTTTGTAACTACTTAGGTTGGAGGCGCGAAAGCGCCTCCTTACATTCACAATAAGTCTGATGGTCAGACGTTGTTTTCTTTTCTTCAGGTGGTGCGGGTGTAAACCCGCATCACTTATCTCACAGCGTCTTTGACCAGAACACATAATATTTATTGACATATGGAATTAAAGTTTAACATACCTGATTATCTCAGTATTAAAGATTGGAAGTATTTTAATTCACTGGAATTAGAAAGTGATAATGATAAGATGATTAAATTCTTATCTTACATCTCTGATATTCCAGAGGATAAGATTTTAGATCTTACTCCAGTCGCTTTAAGTAAAACATATCTCTCAGTATTAGAGACTATTGGTGAAGCACAACCCTCATTTTACCCTATTATAGAGATTGATAACCAGTTATATGGTTACTCCTCTATCTCTAAAATGACTTTAGGTGAGTATATCGATTTAGAGAATTTAGTTAAATCGCCCACCAAGAATTTAGAGGAAATTATGTCTATACTTTATAGACCCATTACTAAACATTCATTTAAGGGTATTACGTGGGCAGTAAAAAACAAATATAAGACAGGTACTGGTAACGTAGAAAATTTATTCAAATACTATACATTAGAGAAATACGATTCTGACCTAAGATCAGAACGTTCTGAATTAATGTCTATACTACCAGTAGCATTTGCATTAGGTGCTATGAGTTTTTTTTTAGTTCAAGCAAACATCTCCTTACTAGGTACTCAAGTTTATTCAACAGCCAAAGACAAGAAAGAAATCAAGACGATGATGAACAAAGTGAAGCAGATAGGTTCAATGCCCATTGGGGATGGTTTGCTACAATTCACCACTTATCTCAGTCACCCATCCTTTCAATCACAGGCGATAAGTCAATTACAGAGTTAAACTTTATATTTGTATTAAACTATCTTGCTTTTGAACACGATAAAAATAGTATGGCCAATAGAGAACAACGTCGAATAAATCAAATGATGAAAATAAAATGACACAGGAAGTAGTTAAAAGAGCAGTTGATATGCTTAATAAGGGATATAATATGAATCAAGTAGCAGCTGTGCTAGTGGTTGATAGAGTAGCTCTTATGGATGCTATTAATGCTGCTTCAGGTCTTAATGCTGAACCTAAACCAGCTAAGACTAAAAAAGTAGAGACACATATAGAACCAATGTTTGAAGAAGAACCTGGATTATGAGTAAAACGTATCAAGAAGTAGTAAATACATTTGAGGCAGCTTGTAATGCCCACCTAGCAATTAATGCATTTGCAGAAGGTAGTATTGACTACCTTGATGCCTCATCTCAAAATATAAAATATCCTTATATATTTTTGAGGCCGTTAACGTCACCTGGTATTAATCTAAATACTAATGGTGTTAGTGGTACTCGTACTTTAACATTTGAGATGTACTCATTAGACATTCCTAAATTATCTACAGCATCACCACTTAAAATTAAAAGTGATACTGAACAATACATTTACGATTTAATATCGTATTTTAACTTAGGTAATGGTCAACAAACAGAATTTATTACACTACAAAATATTACCCCAGTAGACGAAGCATTTAATGATAGAGCATACGGGTGGGTTGCAGTGTTAAATTATACAGATGCTTACGTCTTAGATTATTGTGCTTTCCCTGACCTATGAGTATAGTACCTGTTGCATATTTAGCTACCACTGAGGAATTTACACTTCTATCTGAAGAGATTAGGAGCCAGGCAATTACTAAGTTAACTCAAAATGGTAGTAACGTAACAGGTAAATTAGCTAACTCAATCAGAGTAGAACCAGCACAAATAACATCTACAGGATTTGTTGTTCCTATTACTATGCTTAAGTATGGGGAATATGTAGAAACAGGTGCTGAAAGAGGTAGGGGTAAACAACCACCAGTTCAAGCAATTGAACAATGGATTAAATTAAAAAGAATATCTGTACCTAAACAATTTAAAGACCCAAAACAATTTGCATTTGCAATAGCTTATAATATAGGTAAATTTGGTCAACGATATAAGAAACCTAGACCATTCTTAGGTCCAGCAATTGATACTGTTCTTCAACAATTTATTAGTGCTGGTAAAATATCAAATTCTGTAGCAATCGACATAAATTCAAACATTCAGATAAACGCAAATAGAACACCTGGCTTAAACGGAAATAAATAAAATGGCAATAACTATTACGCAACAACCGGACCAATTTGGAATGACAAATAGTGATTTACTATTTGCTGTTACCTCAACTACTAGTAGTAGCCCACAATATCAGTTTGTTGCTGATTTAACTTATAGTGGTTCATCTACTGTATTACAAAGAATCAAACAACAACCTAACCCTAGTGCTACTGGAGTATTCAATTTTGGTCAAATTGTTGCTTCGTATTTAGCTGAAGACAACGTATGGAAAGCCGCTCCGTTTGCTACAGCATCACAAGCAGGTAAGCGTTTTAGTTTAAAATTTGGTGAGGAATATGGTACGTCAGTTTCTTCATCAGTAGTATTATACAATGGTATTTCAACTACAGCAGGAGCACCTGCTAAAACAGGATCTGTTTACTACTATATTGTAGATGGTTTAGTAGAACCTTATGGAGCTAGTGATTGGAATTTTCCTACTGCCTCATATTATACTCAATCAGTTGCTCCAACAGGTGGTGGTGCGGGTTTTTCGCGTCAATCAGTCCTTAGTAACGCGCCACTATCACAAAGCATACAAGACGGCGAATACGCTACGATAGCGCTTATAAACGGGAATTTTGACAATAGTAGTACTACCGCTCAAGACATTTACTACTACGAGATTAATGTATTTGATATTACAGGTTCAAATATTCAAAACCAAAGTATTTTTAACATTACTTCTAATGGTGGTGGACCT